AGTCCTTGCGGGTGAAGTTCTTGCTCAGGGCAGATGTGTCGCTGGCCTGATAGACAATGACTCTCATGATTGCACCTCCTAAAAGCCAATCTGGGTGAACACAAAGCCAATGACGATGCCGAGAATTGCAGTCAGCACATACCCGACTGCCTTTCTCCACATCTCACCGTCACGGCTTTCCAACGTTTCAAGCCTCTTGCCCTGTTTTTCCTGTTCTCTGACCATGCTTTCCATGCTCAAGGCCAGCTTTTCAACAGAGGTGGACAGTGCGCCCATTTTGCTCACGCTTTCTTCCAGCAGAGCAATCCGTCTGTCCTGACGAGAGTTTTCTTCTTCGAGCCGCCGCTTGAACTCCTCATGCTCGGCTCGCGTGATAGGCTGATCCATCTGAACCTCCTGTACAAAAAAGGCAGCCACACCCCGGCGGGTGAAGCTGCCAATCGGTTTTATTCTGCTGCATCCAGCATATCTTGTGAGTGGCGAACCAGAACGTAGTCCTCCAGAATCTGATTTCGCAGGGCATCGTTGTTGCAGCCCTGCATCAAGCCCAGATAGCTCTGAATCACGCTCAGGGCGTACTCAAGGGGCACCTCGCCGCGGCCGTAGGCTTCACGGACATACCGAAGATGCTTCTTCATGCCGAGAGAGGTCTGCCGCCGCAGTTCAATTTTTTCAGGGGAAATCTTGCGGCCAACGAACTCAACCGCATGGCCAAGAGGAATAACGGCGGTCTTATTGTTCAGCTGCAAACCGAGATTTTCACGGAGGTATCCGTCAATCTCTTCCACAGCCTCCCACGCCGCCTTTTTTCCATCGACCAGCAGAAGCATATCATCCATGAACCGCGCATAGTACGGAATGCGCATTGTGCGCTTGATGTAGTGATCCAGAGGTGTGAGTACCACATTCCCCGTCATCTGGCTTATGATCGACCCGCACTGCATTCCCACGCCGGATATGCGTTCGGCGGTTGTCACATCGGTGCAGTCAACAGGAAGCCCCAGCGGGCGGCCATCCGCCCGGACAGCCGTTTCGAGGAACCATACCATGTCAGGGTCATCCAGCGGGCGAGTAAGTTCCCGCAGCTGAACATCAACAGGAATCCGAAAGAAGAATTTAGCAATGTCAAGTTTGACAACACGCCAATCGCCTTTCAGCCGGCCTGCGTTTCGCATCCATTGCTGAATGTCAAAAGCCGCCTTTAGAGGCCCTCGCCCATCGATACTTCCGTAGCTGTACTCGTACATAGACTTCAAATAGATAGGCCACAGAACATTATAGGCTCCGCAGTTTATCACTCGGTCATAGAACGGCAGGCTGCTGATGATGCGCTTCTTGGGGTAGTATTCATAAAATTGGTGAAGTTCGCCAACATGATATTCATGCCATTGAAGCTGATTCACCGAGTTTATCAAATTTTCCTCAAGGTGGTTGGTGTACCTAAGCACACATCCCTGATAACGCCTGTCTTTACTTGCCTTACGGTAACCGTCATACAAATTGTCGAACGTTGCAAAACGCTCGAAAACGTGTCGGTGCTTTTCCAAAAAATCCAACTCCTTGAGGTCGCCGAACAGCGTGCGCCGTACGCTTATAGCGTCGGAACGCAGACTGCGAGGCTAATATTTTTAGGCCGCGAAATGCAACCAAGGGAACCAGCCCCTTTATCACCTCTGCACTGAGAGCAAGCCCTTGAGCTTGCAGTATCTGGCTTGGAGGCAAAGCGGCGCGGAAACCGATATCATCGTCCACGTTGGACCGCGGGTTGTTGCCGTTGAACGAGCCGAGGCCGTTGGAGGGGTTGTTCCAGCTGCAACCAGAAAAGAAAGCGCGTGACGGCTGGTTCCCTATGTTTTCGAGTTGGCCTTGACGGTATTGAGCCAACTCCCCAACAACTTTCCGATTTCGACAAGCTGCTTGCTCCATACCTCATACTTGTGCATGGAAATAAACCGCAGTCGAAATGCCACACGCAGGTAGTGCTGCAATTTTGTGTTTGCAACGTCCAGTTCCTGCAACGTGGTCTTTTTGAAGTATTTTTTCTGCGCTTCCACAGCCTTTTCAAGCATCACATCCATAACGAGTTTCATGTCGGCTGCCATCGCAAACTTTTCGGATTTTGGGAACTGCTGGAGTACAGGATACGCATATTCCATCATATCCTCGATTTTTTGCAGGGTCGGACCAGTAAAAAGTTCGTCCTGTTTTCCTTCCATGCGGTAGACCTCCTTCCGAACGCGGGTCAGTATAACAGAAAACAGCTTGAAAATCTGCTTTTCGGTGGATTTTACCGAAAAACGGCAAAATCCACCGATGCAGAAAAAATCAATTTTATAAACGACCCCGCTTCGCGGGGTCGAGGGGAACGTGACTGCGCTACCGCGCAGTCATCAGGTCACAGACGGCAGTTTGCAGTAAGCGGCGCGGAAACCGATAGCAGCGCCCACGCCGGACCGCGGGTTGTGGCCGTGGAACGAGCCGAGGCCGCGGGAGGGGAGGTACCAGCCGCAACCAGAAAAGAAAGCGCGCTCCTCATCTCTATTGCGGAACCAACAGGTATGACCTGCGCACAGATCGGAGCTGGAATAAGGCATCATGCCCAACGCCTGAAGCAGCAGTTTTGCATTTGCGCCAATGTCCGCACTGCAAGTGATGGAGCCAAACGTGCAGCTAGGCCAATCACCATCCGCATTTTTGTGGGTGATGGTCTTGGCCCACTGAAGTTTGCCGCTCACGATGTCAATCTTGACGGAGTTAGCGGTGGTGCCTTTTCCGTCCGGGGTGATAAAGCTACCATCCACGCAGCTGATAGCTTTCCACTCGGTCGAGGTCGGAGACTGGCTGTGTGCGCTGTCTGCGCCGTTATTGTTGACAAGGAACTGGATTTCGCCATACACAGAACGAACTGCGCCCATCCACTCCCATACGTTTCCAGTCAGACCAGAAATACCGCTGGGGCTGTTGTCATGATACCATGTCAGCGGGCCAGTACCAGTTGCGACACGACCAATCTTATCGCCACTCATATAGGTCGGGATAGCCTTATAGAACGATTCACTGTCGTGGCGGCCATAGTTGTTGTTGCCCTTCGGAACGAAGCCGGCAGCCTCACACATGCGCTGAATCAAGCCCCACTCCATGCGGGTCATCAGGTGCCAGCCCTCGCCCTTAGCCTCGCAATACTGGCGTGCGTGGTCCATATCCAGCGATGCCGCAGGGTCAACGCCGCCAAGAGAGTATGCGCGGCCATTCTGCACGATGTTCTGGTACTTGGAGATGTAGATTGCGTCCACTTCCTGCCCGTTGACGATGAACGCCGGATGCACGGCGGCACTTTCGCCCATGCCCAGCTGCTTATAGGTCATCTTCGGGATCTTCACCATGATGGACGGCATACCGGCGTTGTCGTAAATCAGCTCATTGCCGGGTGCAAGGCCAGTGACGGCCAGATTGGTCAGGTCAAAATTTGCAGCCATAGTAGTTACCTCCTATCAGTCGATGGCCCACAGGGTCAGGGTCACGTTGTCCATGGAGAACGGAATCGGTTCAGAGGGAGTGCTGTTGCCCATGTGGGTGCCGCCCTCGGCGTTCTCCTCGCCGTCTGCGGCCGCTGCCTCGATAGGCTCAGGCTGGGTGTACTGGCGGGCAGGGATATCGATTTCTGCCACGTAGCTGCGGCCGGCAGCTGCGCCGATGACCAGTTCGCCATATCTGTCGTAGCACACATCGATGTGAACGTCACGGTCATCCTCGCGCTTGGCGAGGTTGATGGTCAGGTCATCATCGAAGCAGATTTTGTTCTTGACAACCTCATAGGGAATCTTGGCGCCGGAATTCTTCTCGATAACGGTCATTTCAGAGTACCTCCGATTGCGATGTATTTGATAGTGGCGGACTTTGCGGAGCCGTTGTAGGCCAGCTTGAAGCCGTTGACCAGCTTCTCACTGACTTCAATATCCCCGACAGGGCCATCGGATTTGACCAGTTCGGTCATAACCAGATAGCTGGTGCTGCCCATATTCTTGCCCAGCGACACGCTCTTTTTGGAGTTGTTGCAGGGATAGGTGCGGGCATTGGTCAGGTCAACGCTGCCGGACACGATCTGCCACGTGTTGTCGATGCCAGCAACGGTTTCATCCAGCTGCCAGCCGCGCTGCCGAACCGCGTTGAGCAGCATACCGAATGCAGCATACAGATCCCACACACCATCCTCGATGTTGTTGAAGTGCGCCTGATCCTGAGGGGTGCCCTGCTGCATCACCTTGCCAGCGGGAGTGATGGTCCATGTTCCGTCATGGTTGTCGGTGATGACGTACAGACCGGGCTTGTCCGTTACATGGTCAAGCCATTCCGTTTTATCGTACACGGTCATTCCTCCTTTTTCTTCTCGGTAAAGGTAAAGTCGAACCAGTACAGAATACCAGTCTGACCCGTTGCAATCTTGATGTTCACGTCCTCATGCGCCCAGACCTGATTGTCCGAGTTGATAAGCTCCACACGGTTCACCGTAATCTCGCCCAGCCCGGTAATGGATACTCTGGCGCGGACGGTGCCATCATCCAGAATATCAATGCCGGACAGCGGAACGGTGTAGTAGGTCGAGCCGACGCGGAAACGTGCACAGGCAATGCGCCGTTTGAGATAGCCCCGCAGGTCTGCGAAGCCAGCCGAATCAATCATGCTGCTACCTCCTTAAAAATTTATTCCCGGTGCGCTGCCGCACACCTTTGCAATGTAGGAAACGCCGAGGCCGGATTCCTCGGCAACAAGCCCTCCGCCAGACGTGCCGCCAGATGTAGCGGTGGCCGGGTGCAGACCGGCGGTCAGGTCGCCGGATGCCGGGGCTGCGTATGTGCTGCTGCCGTCTGCGGTCTGCACAACAACATACCCCGCATCATCGAAGCCCTGCGTGGCGGTCTCCGGGTAGGTTCCAGCCAGTTTCTCCGGTGTATAGGCTCCACCATTGTCCACCGTCAAAACCTCGATTTCCGAGGCGGCAGTGTGGCCCTGTGTGGCTGCGGTCGGGAACGTGCCGGTGTCCAGCTGCCCGGTGCGGGGGTGGGCGTAGCTGCCGCCGAACTCGTCCGTAACGATGACGATGTTCCTGGCGGAGATGCCGCCCTGCGTGGCCGTTTTTGGGAAAGTACCGCAGCGGCGCACCGCATACACGATATAGCCGCTGCTGGTCACGATCTCGATGCCGAAGGTACTCTGATAATACACGCCGTCATTGTGGGAGCGCAGCGACTTGTAGTAGCCGATAGCCCACAGCACCCGGTCTGTGCTGACGTAAGTAATATCAGAGCCGCCCATGTCCAGCATGACCCGGAAGTGGTACGGCTCGCCGCCATACTGCCACCACTCCTCCAGCCGGGAGCCGGGATAGATAGCCCGGATGCCCCGCAGCACAGCCCCTGCAGTTCCCCGGTGGCGGTGGATGTAGGGTGCTGATTTGATGGTGCGCCGCTTTGCAGCGAGGTCATAGTCGTGGTCGTACCAGTCCACGGCAAAGTCTTTCGCCAAAACATCCAGCAGATCTTCCGGCAGCTGGTCGATGCGGGTGTAGATTTGGCCGAGGTCGATTTCATCCAACCGCTGCTCCAGCACGTTGGCGATGGAGTGCGCCAGAGCAACCATTTTCGGGTCTTTCTGGAGCGCAAGCGGGAAGGAATCCATCATCCGCTCGGCGGTCAGGCCGTTATTCATCCTCGTACCCTCCGCTCTTCACAGTGACCGTGCCCACCTTTGCCACCTGCGGTACCTTGTCAGAGGTCAGGTCAACGGACGGCTTACCATCTTCCAGCGGGGTGAATATGGGCTGCTGCAAATCCACACGCTTGATGCCGACTTCCAGCAGCAGATACCGCAACTTGTCTGGGTTGATATCCCTGCCCATCTTGCCGGACTGCCAGCTGATGTACTGCTGCACAGCCTCGTTTACACGGGTCTGTGCGTCCGCAGCAGAGATGTCTCCATCGCGGGTCAGGTAATAGGTCAGGTCGATGTTGTAGTTCACCACATCAGGATCACCAGAAATGACGTGGTCTGTCAGAGGCCGCACCTCATCGGCAGAGCACACTTCCACCATCGCTTTCTTGGTTTCGTCCGGGGCGATGCTGCCATCATCCATGACGGCGTACAGACAAACAGTGCCGGGGCTGGGCGAATTGGCAACGACATCTGCGATTTTGGTAGACACGCTCTTCGCGAAATACTTGTAGCTGCCAACAGGCCCTGCGCTGGACCATGCCGCCTGACTATCAAGCAGCAGCTGGTAGAACTCGTCATCGTCCGGGGCATCACTGCCGTTTGCGCTGGCAGTGACGTTGGAGCAGCCGGAATAGTAGTCGTACACATCGACAATGGTGTTGATATCGCCGACTGCAAAGTCGTTTCCTGCCGTGCCAGCGGTCTGGCAGACTACCGTCACATCGGTATAGGTGGAACCAATGGGAACATACTCGTCTGCCGTGGTCGCCCAGTACAGGGTAGCGTTTGCGTCCGTGACGCGAGTGCCGGCCGGAATCAGGATTGCGCTCTGCCGCGCCTCGCTGATGCTGAAACGCATGGTGCAGGTGGATGCGGTGGGCTGTGGACGCTCCTGCAAGAAGAACAGTTCTGCCAGCGCATCCAGATTCTCGCCCTCTGCCCGGCTGGGCAGATTCTGGTTATCAGCGTGGTTGTTGAGGGTGCGCTCGTAGATTATCGCGTCCTCAATCCACGAGATGAACAGCCGTTCCGGGCTGCCGGGGCGCACGGATGTGCCAAAAAACTGCTCATACCCCGCACAGAGCAGCGCATCCAGTTCGCCAACGTCGGTGCTGATGAACTGGTGGTCTGCGGTACTACGCATTGATGCTCACCTCCACAACGGGAAGCATCGTTCCGGGGTTGTCCTTGGAGGATTTGAACGTAGTCCCCATATAGGTGGCTCTCGGTTCAAACCGTTCGATGGCTTCCTTGATGGCGGCGCAGAGCATAGGCTGCGCCACATTTTCCGGGCGGTCAAGAATATCCGAGATGTCGATGCCAAACTCCCGGTAGCCCGGCACGGTGCCTTTCGGCGTGGATAGGATGACGGCGATGTTCTGCAGAACGCTGGCCACGGTATCCTGCTCGCCGAGGGAAATAGCGGTCAGGTCATTTGCCGACACAAGATAATTGCTCATAAAATCGCCTCACTCTCTCGGATATTCCAGTAAAGTGACGCTTGCAGTAATCCATGTCGGAACGCCGAAAGCGTCTGTGCACTTGGTCTTGAATTTCACGGATTTGATGACCCACCGATAGCTGCCGAAGACTTCGTTGCCGAGGACAAACGGCAGCGTCGTGTGATTATCGACATACCCCTTCAGGATCTCGCGCTGCTTGCTTGGAGCCACACCAAGGTACGCCGAAAGTTCAATGTCGAACGTGATGGTGTCGGCATCCGTGCCCGTAAACTCGGCCAGAGCCTTGCCTCCGGCACGCTGATGGGTGGTGTATCTGGCAGACACGCTCTGCACCATGTCCTTGATTGTTTTGACGTAGCCATCGAACACGGCAAAGATAATGCCCCCAAGGCATCCAACAATCACGGATAAATCCCTCCCAACACGAAGCCGTCAGCGTTGAAGCACGGCAGGTACAGACAGATCACGATGTCATCAATGGCGGGCACCCACCACACCACATGGGATTTGTGCTGGTGGTTGGTGGAGTTGTCCGCGCCCGTGACCTTTTCCTCCTCATCCCAAATCTGGCGGGTGCCGTTCTGGGTGTTGAGGATTTTCAGTTGATACGGAGACGGGTGCGTAAACTGGTGGTCATGCTGCCCAGCCTCCTCGGTGTACACAATGGCCTTGTAGTGCTGCATCACAGGCAGCCAGCCGGAAGTAATCCCGGTGTCCTCGAACTTCACGCGCACAAGGCGTTTTTCCTTGTTCACATCGGTAACTTTTCCGATGCGAACATCGACGTTCATGTTCATCAGTAACCTCCCAGCGTATGGCGGCCAATGACTTGCGTGGTGTACCCACCAGAGCCAGATACTGTGTGCTTAGACCGCTTCACGATGTACTTCCCGGACCACGGACCGAAGCCCTCCGCATTGAACGTCAGGCCAGCCACCTTGCCGGGGTCGCCCGGAAAGGTGAAGCTCATTTGGCGTTCAAATTTGTTGTAGAGCCGGAGTTTCTTTGCAGCCAGTTCTTTGGCTTCGGCCTTGCTGGTGACCGCTGCCATGACTTCCAGCTGTTGGTTGGTCTTGCTTTTAGCATCGTAGTCCTTAACGTAGGCAATGCCCTCGATAGCCTTGCCATCAGGCCCAACGTAAGATACCCGGCATGACGCATACTGTGTTCCAGCCCGACCGAGCGAATGACCATACTTGATATAGCTTTTGTCGTCCAGCGTGGTAGTCCACACAGCGTCCTTGCCCTCGTACTCCTGCTGGTCAAAGATGACGATTTTGCCATCAGTGCATTTCAGCGACAGCCCTGCATCGTGGCAAAGCTGCTGCAAAAAGTCGATGTCGGAGCAGCGGTACTGCTCCACACGCTTGTACTCAGGATCTTTCTTTGCAAGAAACTGGGTCGTCATGCCGTTCTTGGATGCCATTTCATTGGCAATGCCGGACAGCTTGTACTTTTCCCAGCCCTTGCTCTGCTTGGTCTGCCGGATCTGGCTCGTGTACGGTAAGCCCACGGCCTTGATGGTGATGACGCTGGGCGGCCCGGTGGCCACCACGCCGTCAAACTCAAACACGCCGCAGTCGATGGCTTCGTCCTTGCCATCGGAGTGCCAGTTGCAGGCGGTGATGGTAGCTCGGATTTTCAGACTTCCTTCTCCGCTGCCAGAGGATGAACCAGAAGAACTGCCGCCAGATTTGCCGGAGATCTCGCTGGCATCCACCCAGCCGTAGACACGGGATGTGCCATCGGTGTGGATGACGTGGTATGGATGCAGCGCGCCCTCTTTGATGATGGTGATCTTGGCCGGGCCAGCCTTGGGATTTCCATTTGCCTTTTTGTCCGTGGATGCCTTATAGTGCGGACCGCCAAGGAACTGCACCACATCGCCGACCTTATAGCCGTCGGAAGATGCAGCCGATACATCGCCGTCTATCATCTGCTGGAGCCAGCTCTCCATCCAGATACCATCACGATCTTGCAGTTTGATTTGCAAGTCATCGGAGGCATCCTCCTCGTTGTCGATGAACGACAGCGAGAGCAGGTACGGCATGATGCTGCTGGTGATATCGGTTCCGTTGAACTCAACCCTACACTCGGCGTATCTTGCGGTGTTCTCATCGCTCATGTGACCACCTTCTTCCACGGCGGCAGGGTCGAACTGGTCTTTGTCTCAATGTCCGGGAGCGTCAAAACGATTCCGGCCGGAAAAACAAAGTAGCCGAGATATTGCGAGTTTGCCTCCATCAGGCGGGGCGCAAGGGCGCAGCTGCCCAACTGGGAGAATGCAATCTTCTCCCAGCGGTCACCCTGCACGGTCGTATAGGTTTTGCTCATGCGTAACCCCTCCTGAAATCATCGTCATTGGCATCTTTCACGATGGACAGCACAATGTCCCTCAACTCCTCGTTGTTCTCGTTCAGGATGCTGTGCAGCTGGCCAGTATCAGATATACCGCTGATGTGGTAGACGGGCGAAACGGTGATAGGAGCCGCGCTACTGGCGTTAGAGCTGCCAGATGCAGAGCCGCTCGGCAGCTGCACTTCCGTAACGGAGCGAGTTTCGCCGCCGTTGAAGTAGACCGAACCGCTGCCATTGACGGTTTCTACATACCGACTGTACTCCTCACGCAGCGTCTGGGCTTCCTTTTCCTCACGGATGGCATCCCAGACAGCAGACAGGTCGATAGTATTTGTGCTGGTGATCTGCTCCAGCTGCCGCGCCTCGTTGAACGCTGCGCGGGTCTCCGGCGCAGTCAGCACTGTTTCGCCGCCGTTGAAGTAGACCAGTTCCGGGCCGTTCTCACCAACGATGGCAAAGCCCGGCGCGGCAGATTCCGTACCAACTGCATAGCCGGGGATATTGCCGTTTTTCTGGTCGATGTTGTAACGCTTATTTGCCCCGGCCAGCGCATCAGAGGCAGCGTTCGCCACCTTTTCGTATGCCTCCTTGACACGAGGCATCATGCCCTCTGCGCCGTCGATAAAGCCCTGAATGGTGGACTGTGCGCTCTTCATGGCCTCGTCGTTCAAGTCCATGTCGGCAACACTGTCCGCCACGTTCTGTGCGATCTCGTCCATGGCATTGCTCATGCCGGTTTCAAGGTCGGCCATGCTCTCGCTGGTGGTTTTCTGCGCCTCCTGCAAGGAACGGTAATTCTCGACCATCTTTGCGAGGTCGGAATCCGACGCAGCTGCCATGCCAGCAATGGCGTTCACAGAATCCTTGCTGCCATCGGCAAAGCTGGCGATAACATCGCTCAAGCCGTCAATATCGGCAGCGCGCTCGGTCAGGCTTTCGAGATTCTGGTTGTAGTTGTCCCAGTAGGTGATCTGGCTTTCCAACGCGGAGTTGATGCTGGATGCGGAGGTGGCAACAACCTTTTCGGCGGTATCCCACAGGTCGTACTGCTTGGTGATGCTGTCATAGGCCGCATTGTAAGCGTCCGTGTATGCCGAAACCAGTTCTTGAATCTCTGCCTCGGCATCGTTGACAACATCGGTGACAGCCTGTTCCTGTACAGCCACATCGTTTGCGCTGTTGGCGGCATCCTGCTGCGCCGCGTTCAGGGAATCGACTGCATCCTTGGCTTCCTGATACTCGGCCTCAGCTGCATCGATGGCCTCCTGATCCTGCTCTACGGCCTCGGTGTAGTTTTCGACTTCTCGCCGGGCGGTAACGAGGTCATCCGAATATCCCATGTACTCGGTGCGCAGCTGCTGCACATCCTCGCTCATAGTGCGCCACGGAAGATCCTGAACAGTGCCATAGGTCAGCTTAAACTGCTCGTCCGTCATGCCGAGGGAGGTCAGCAGCTTATCATAAGCAGCGGACATCCCGGCATTGGACTTTTCGACCTTGGCTTGTGCGGTGGCCAGTTTGGTTTCGTTTTCCGCGCTTTCGACCAGCACATTGTTGTACTGCTCATATAGGCCGTTCAGATATTCCTGACGGGCTTGCGCCTTTGCATCGGCCACATAAGCGTCCGTGTGCTGGCGCAGGGCTTCGGTTCCACCCTTGATGGAATCCGTTTCGAGGTCAATGTCATCAGCCAGACTGGGCACCAGCGCAGACAGACGGGCAAGGGTATCGTGATACTCAGCGTTCCCGGCAGTATTGCCGTTTGTGGCGGCTTCGATGGCCTCCAGCTTGCTGATGTACTGGTCGGCAACGCTGGCGGTCGCCTCCATGTTGGACAGCGTGGCATCGTAGTTGTTGCCAGCTTCCTCCATGCTGTCGCCCATCTCTCGCGCCGCGCCGGTCAATTCCTTAACAGACGGAACGGCATCGTCAGACGATGTGGCAAGCGCAGTAACGAGAGTGACCGTTCCAGCAATCGCCACGGATGCAAGCGTCAGCGGCCCAGCAAGGCCAGCCAGCGAGCCAGTGAACAACGTTGCTGCTGCATGAGCCAGCTTGATGCCAGCAGCCACAGCGGTCAGCGTTCCAACCAAGCCGCCAAGCGTGACCGTTCCGGCGGCAATGCCCTTGACCACGCCGGGGTTTTCCTCGACAAAGCCCTGCATCCAGCCCAGAACCTGCGCGCCAACATCGTACAGACCGGACATGGCAGGGGTCAAATCCTCGCCGATGGCGATTTTCAGGCCGTCAGCGGCGGACTGCATCAGAACCAGCCTGCCGTTCATGTTGTCGAGCATGGTGCCCGCCATCTTGTCGGCAGATCCGGCGCAGTTGTTCAGGGCTTCGGTGTAGTCGGAGAACGACTGCCCGCCCTCGGCGGCGGCCTCGCTGCACCCGGCCATGATGGTTTGCAGCTTGGAATACTGGTTCGTGCCAGCGATGGTCTTGGCAAGGTTGGCCTGCTCTTGGTCGGTCAGGTCGCCCCAGACCCCGGCAATCCCGGTAAGGATGCTGGACAGGGACTGCATATTGCCCTGTGCATCGTAGATGTTCACGCCATAGTTCGCCAGTTCGTCACCGCACTTTTTCGTGTTGGTGGCAAGGCGGGTAAAGATGGCGTTCAGGGCTGTGCCAGCCTCGCCGCCCTTAACGCCGGCATTGGCCATGGTAGCCAGAACTGCGGTGGTTTCCTCGACAGAGTAGCCGAGGGAGGTTGCGGTGGATGCACACGCCTTGTATGCCTCGCCCAGCTGGATCACATCCGTGTTGGAGTGAGCCATGGCGTAGGCCATCACATCGACAAAATGCGTGGTGTCGGAGGCTTTCAGGCCAAAGGCGGTCAGATAGTCGGTGACAATATCCGATGCCTGCGCCAAGTCCATGTTGGCAGCGGCGGCCAGATTCAGCACCGGGCTGATGCCCTCCAGCATGGACTGGGTGTTCCAGCCCGCCAGAGCCATGTAAGACAAAGCATCAGCCGATTCGCCAGCCGTGAACTTGGTGGTTGCGCCCATCTCCTTGGCCTTGTCGGACAGGGCTTCCAGTTCATCGCCAGATGCCCCGGACAGGGCTTCGACGTTGCTCATGGATGCCTCAAAATCACCTGCGGTGTTGATGCAGTCCATGTATGCGTCTTTAATTTCGTCAAGGGCTTTTGCGATGCCCGCCGTAGCAAGCACAGATTCGACAGCGTCAATAGCTTCGACAGATTTCTCGCCGAAGCCCTTTGCGCCCTCTCCGGCCTCGTCCATGGTCTTTTTGAGGTCAACCTGCTGGTCTTTCAGCTTATCGACCTCTGTTTCCAGCCGGGTGGTTTCCGCTGTCAGCTGCGTGGTGTCCACGCCAGCTTCCCGCAGGGTGTTCCCGGTGGCAGCCAGACGCTGCTCATAGGTGTGCAGGGAGGTCGTGGTCTTGTCGATCTGCGCCTGCTTGGAAATCAGCTTGTTTTCCAGCGCAGAGGAATAGCCCTCGGTCTCCTGAATCTCTTTCTGGATGTTATCGTACTGCTGCTGCAAGACGGCCAGCCGCTGCTTGGTGGAGTCAACGGCCTGCTGCTGCTTCTGGTACGCGGTTATGTCGGACTGTACCTTGTTCAGCTGCTGGATTCTGTTCTGTGTTTCCACGAGAGCCGACTGTGCAGCCTTGAAGGTGCTGGAGAAGTTGCTGTTCTGTTTGGCGGACAGGTTGAACAGCAACTCCCATTCTTTTCGAGCCACTACTTCGCCTTTCTCGCCTTTTCGCGCTCAGCAACAATGGCATTGTTGGTATCAATCCATTGCCGCAGTTGATACAGAGGCATTGCAAGCCAGTATGGTGCAGGGGTGTTGTTGCCCTGCGCCATCAGAAGGGCTTGCCGCCGCAGCCACTCTCCACCATCATCAGTTACACATCCGACAGCATCAAAAAATTTCTTGCTTTGGTGCGGATGGTGTTGTAGTCCCGAATGCTCATTGCGCCGATAACGTCAACGCCGATGGGTTGCGTACACGCCCGGCAGGCCATCCGAATCAGATAGCCCGCACTCATGCTCGGCACGATAACCGGCTGGCGCAGAGCGGACATTTCAGCCTCGATTGCAAGCGAATCGTTGCCGGTCAGCTTGCCGAAGTCAAACGTCAGGGTGTCGTACTTCTTGCCCTCATACTCAAACGGCTGAATGAGCTTGTGGACGTACACATAAGGGTCAGCGGCAGCTTTGTTCGCAGCGGCGATGGCTGCATCGTACTCCTTATCGCTGATGGTGGTGTTCATAGCGGCTGCTCCTTTCGCAGTTAAAAAATAGGCCGGAGCTGCAAAATGCAGCTCCGGCATAACGATTGGCTCTGATTACTTGCCCAGTGCCTTGCGGACAGCTGCCAGATAATCCGTGCCGTTGATGTAGCAGATGAAGTTCAGCGGGTCCAGTTCGCGGACTTTCTTGCCTTCGAGGTACGTTGCCCAGTAACGAACAGCATACTCACCGGAGCCGTTGGCGGGGGTCGCCGGAGCGATAGTGCCGCTCTTGGTGGACTTCGGAATAACGACAAGAACGTGCTTTTCAGAACGAGCATCAATAGTGCCATTGATGGGATCCTCATACTGAACGGGAACACGCAGATCGATCTGGTGGCGGCGAATCTCGGACAGCTTGATGGACTGTGCCGTAGTGGTGCGAAATTCCAGACCAAGGGTCATTGCTTCGAGATGACCCAAAATAACGGCATCAATGTTGCCGCCGATACCGGCGCCGGAGATGGACTGCGTCAGAAAAGTTACATCAGGCAGTGTAACTTTTGCCATTCCCGCATACTCAATGCTGTCTTCATAGACAGCAAAATTGATAATGCTCTGATCGATTGCCATAGTAGTACCTCCTCTTTAGGACTGGAGTGCGCTGGTCACATAGTCAGCGTCATACTCCAGCACGAAGTCGATTTCCTGCGCCGGAGAGGGCGGGGTCATGTAGACGTGCAGTTTGATTTTGCCCGCCATCAGGCTGGTCAGGGGGTTCTCGCTTTCCAGCATCTCCACGCGGGCGCCCAGCAGGTAGCCTGCGCCAACCAGACCATTCAGCCAGATGGTTGCGCTGTCCAAAATGGTGTCAATCAGGCGGCGGTTCATCGGCTTGTCCAGCTTAGACCAGAAAGTCTTGATAAGCGTGTTGGAAACATAGTCGAACATCCGGCTGATGGGGATGAAGTAGTCCTTCACGTCAGTGGACTTGGGGTAGCAGCCAGTGTGGTTGCCCCATGCGGTCCAGCTGCCCATGAAGTTCAGGAACGTGCAGATGCCAGCGGCATCGACCACGTTTGCCTGATTGTAGGTCAGGTTGATGGCTGCACCGTCATCATCGCACAGGCCGTCGATGTGGACAGTCTTGTTGGAAGGGCTCTCGTAGGGGATGCCGCCATTTTTGGTGTCGGTCTCCGCAAGGCAGCCCGCCATGATGGTTGAGCCGTGGAACTTCTTTTCGCCCAGAGTGCCGTTAGGCCAGCACAGAATGGACTTCTGGTCGTAAGTACCAGCGTTCTTGGCCTGCACTGCGGCAGTATAGGTCTTTGCAGAAATATCCACCAGAGCCTTGCCAGAGAACATACCGTTGATGGAGCCCGCCTTTGCAGCCAGCGCAGCAGCAACGGTAGCCTCCTTGGAGAAGCCGGGTGCCATAATCAGGTCAGGCACAATGCCGAACATCGTCAGACAAGCCTCGACCTGCTCTACGGCAGCTGCCGCAGCCTCTGCCTCGGCGTTTTCTGCGAGCGGCAGGAAAATGACCGGCTGGCAGGCACACAGCTTGAAGTGATAGTACATCACCTCGCAAACGGTGAACTTTGCCCAGTCGTTGTCATAACCCAACTGTTCCTCCGCTTCGGTGTAGCTGGTGCACAGCACCGGGGTGCCAGCGGTTGCGGCGGTGCCAGTTGCCTTGGACAGCGGTGCAGTACCGATGACAAAGGGGATGCCGCAGGTTGCGGCGTTCGGGGTCGCCACGGCGGTGTCGGCGCGGCTGACGTTAATACCATGATCTGCCATAGTATGTAATCCTCCTTACTTGGATTTGGCGAGCATCCGGGCATACGCAAGGATGGCCTCGCCGCGTGCTTTTGCCTTTTCAGGCGTAGTGTTCAGTTCGGCCACATCGATGATGAAGTCGGCCACGCCGGGATATTTCTCGGTGGCAATCTTCACATCGTCACGGTTCACAGCCTCCGCAGCAGCGCAGGGGTAAATCGTGTTCTTCTGGATATAGCCCAGAACAGACGGACCGATGTAAATGGAAACGCCGGGCTTGCTCTGCGCAAGCTCGGCGTTTACGGTGGTTTCGGCGGGCTGTTCCGCCGCGGTCTTTTTTACCGCCATAATTTAATATCCCCCGTTTGCTGCACGGTCGGCAGCTTCCAGTAGGTAATCATCTCTCCGGCGTAATACGGCTTGGTTTCCTCATCGTAAGGAACACTTTCCAGCTTATGACCGGGAGACAGGTCGAGCGCAAACTGGTACCGATGCTTCCCATCAGTCCCAGTGCCGCCCACCTTGCGGACTTTGAGCAGTTCCACGCGAAAACGCTCCATCATGTTCAGGAGCGCAAGGTCGCCCTCCTGTTCATCCGGGTTGTAGCAGCAAAAGATAGAGCGCACAGAAACTACCGTGCGCTCCTCGCTGCCGGGCTGCTGCTCCGTTGCCAGCGGAATGATCCGATGGATGATGTACGGAGCTTTCTTCTTGGCTGAACGGCTGTCAGGCAGCCGCATCAGGTAGACTTCCGGGGCGCGGTAGGTCTGTTCGGTATCGCCCTGCTGCATAGCTACCGGGAGAATCATGTCAGCCATGATTTTCTCCGTGAATGCTTTCAGCTGCTCAAGCAAAACAACGCTGGTCATATCAGACACCCCATCCGTTCAAAATTCGCGTGATTTCATGCTCAATGCGCTCCTCGTAGGTGGATGCCATTTTCTCCTCGATGGAGTCCATGACATCCTCGTTGGAGTACATCATCTGCGGGGTGGCAGGGCCAAACAGTTCCTTGACCGGGAACCGTTTTTCTCCTTGCCGCTCATAGATGCCATAGTGAGAGCCCATCTTCGCCTCGAAAGCGTGGTCCAGCGCCTGTCTTGCGCCGGACTTCTTCACGCGAGTTACCACGCGGCCGCTGCGGTCCACCTTGGTATCGAAAACTCTAAGAGGGATGACGCTGCCACGGTAGCCGAAGTTGATAGAAACCTCGCCATTGCTGCCCCGCTGGATGTTGTTGATATTCTTTGTGCGGTTGGAAAACTCGCTGCTGCTGATGGCATACTCCTGCGTGACTGCCCGTTTAGCCACCGTTTTTCCGGCGGCAGCAGCACGAGCCAGCGCAGATCCTACAGCACGATTGGCGCCGCCGGGAATCCCGGCGAGGAGGGCAGACACACGGTCAAATCCTTCCTCTGCAATGTCAACGGTAATGCCAGCAGCTACGCTGTGCATCATGGTGTCCGTTGTCACATCACTCATTCGTCAATCGCCTCCAGTTCCACCCGCAGCATCCCCATCTCGCAGACAGAGGATGCCACATAGTAGTTTCGGACGAATCCGTCCTCGTCAATGCCCAGCTTGCAGTCCTTCTCCGGCTGTTTCCCGCCGAGGGCTGCAATATCGCAGTGCAGCACCCGGCTGACCCGGTACAGACCCTGCGCATGGTCGCTGATGGTCTGGCGCACACGCTCCTTTTCGGAGAGGCCTGTCAGAACCAGAGGAACGTCAGGGTATTCCTCTCCATCATAGTAGACCGTGTGCGTTTCGGCGAACTCGTCCAGATTCAGAAAGACGCTGTTCAGGTCTTCCTGCACAGCGTCCTTAAAGGCACTCATGCCGTGGGCATCGCAGCTGCCAGTTCAGGACCATCGGCGCACTCGTCACCGGGCACAACGTCCTCGGCGCAGATAGCCTGAATGAGTGCGTCCTTGGTTTTGAGCTGCTTAGTGTCGATGCCCATATCCGCTGCCAGCTTTTTCAGGTTGGCAACGGTCATGTCGTGCAGCTGGTCGGGGTCGAGGTGTGCCATCTCAGAGCCGTTCTGCGAGGTTTCGGCTGCGGGGGTGTCGTTACCTTCCGCAGTTGCCGGAACGTCCGCAGGGGCGGTTTCCGGGGCAGTGGGCGCAGAAAACGCGCATTTCGCCACACCCAGCCCGATAAGGCGGGCTGCTTCGGCATCGCTGACCTCACACCGCTCGCCATGCGCAACAGTGTGAACGCCAGTCTTGGTGGGGCAGCCGTAGCCACCGCAAAGAATTTCAACAATCATCGGTGTACTCCTTTCAGGTCGGACTTAGCCGACCATGTTCTTGGCGCGAATCCACGGAATGTAGTTCTTGGGTGCAGCCAGAGGACGAGACTTCAGGGCGGTCTTGCGAGTGTCGTTTTCCTGATCGATGCTGAACTTCGGAACACGGCGGCCAGAAATGGTGGACTGGATGGTGTCGCCGTAGTTGATCTGAGTGATAGCACCATACATCAGATGGCCGCAGCCGGGAGCCGTAATCACGGCATCGGTCTTGGGGAAGTAACTCTGCTCCTTGTCGGTGGAATCCACATAGGTTTCATCAACAGAAATCAGATTCAACTTGTAGCCGCGGAAGTTGAGGGTGCCACCGTAGACAACACCGTCGTATGCGCTCAGCTGCTGCTCAATCTGGCCGATGATGATGCCGGAATTCTTATCCAGCAGACGCTGAACCTTTTCGAGATTCATCACTGCGTCATAAACATCAGCACCCAGCAGCAGGTCGGCAGCGCGCAGACCACGCTTGGACAGCAGCCGGCACATAGCCGGAACGTCGCCAAAGAAATTGCCGCCTTCCTCGTTCCACTTGTGGGCGGCAGTGTAGATGTGGTCGTTCTCGTGGCCGGGATTGTAGAAATTCACGACCTTTGCCTCGCCCTTGGTCACGTTGTCGAGCATCTCCTGCATGATGCATCCGTTGTCCAGCATGGTCTGTGCGCACATCCACTCCTCGGTGCGGGTGATACGGCCATCCATGTCAGCCAGATCGTTCTGGACCAGTTTTGCGGCACGCTGGGCAGGGGTGCTGTTGGCATAGATGGCCTCGCCGAAGCCACGCTTCGTCAGGTCATCAGAGGTCAGAGGACGGCTCACACCGACGGACGCAGGCTCAAACTCGTGGACCTCGTAGCCCGTGCGCTCCATCGGGATTGCGCCGACACGAGGCGACACAAAGGCCGCCATCTTGCGGTCGCCGTCCATGTACTCGGTCAGCACCTTGTTGGAGCTGAAGATGTCGCCCTCCTCCGTGGGAAAGTAGCGGTCACGAAAAAAAGTCTGCTTGGGCACAATGCGCTTCTGCACGGCCATCAGGGTATAGGTGTCAAAGAAATTCAGTTCAGCAGGCATTGTTATATCCTCCTTACAGTGCGGGTGCAGCGGCCTTGAAGACGATGCCACCGTTACGCAGGGCATCCTTGTCGGCCTCGGTCATAGTGTAGCTGTCGGCCACGGTAACCTTGTTGGAATTGAAGCAGCCCATCAGGTACACCGGGGCGGTCACATCGTCAGCAGTGCCAACGTCCACATCATCACACAGGATGCAGTAGGCGGTAAGCACCTCATTACTGGCAGCAGCGGTGCCCAGCACGACCAGCTTGTTATCGCCAGCAGTGCCGCTGGACTTTGCCAGAATGGTGCCGCGCTTGATGGTGCCAGCAGTGCCCAGCTTGCGGATGGTGCCGCCGCTGACAACCAGCTTGGGGCTGATGTCGGCAATCAGGCCATCAAATTCCATGGTGCCGAGAGATTTGCTCAGTTCGCTCATAGTAGTGTTCCTCCTCACTTCTTGTCATCGTCGAGCAGTTCGGCGACGGCTGCTTCGGCAGCAGCCATGCGCTCGGCCTGCGTCTTGGGCACATTGCCCTTTGCATCGGGCAGAGATTCCGGGCTGCCAGATGCAGACGCGCCCGGAACAGCTTCCACGTTCTGTGCACCAGATGCGGCGTTGTCCGCTGCCAGATTCTTCAGGAACTCGTGACCCTGCGCAGCAGCAGCCTTGGCGGCGCGGAATGCCAGCTCGCGAGCATCGCAAGCGGTCTCGCCGTACTTAGCCTCCTGCACCAGAGCGGGGTCAAACAGGCTTGCCACCGAATCGATTTCGGCCAGACGGTTGCGCTCCGCGCTCACGGCTGCGTCAACTGCGGCCTGCGGGTTTTCCGCTGCGGGGGTTGCAGGGGTGGGATTTGCATTGTTTGCCATAGTGGATTGTCCTCCTTCGTTGGACTGGGCGGCGGGTGCCGCCGGTGTATTTGCAGCAGCGGCAGCAGGTGCAGCCGCTTTAGCCATAGGAATGTTGTCGGGCAACTTTACGCCAGGCATCAGGCGCAGGGCGTGACCATTTGCGTAGATGGTCTGACGGTCTGCGCTTGCGGAGATTGCAACGGGTTCAGCATCATCCAGCAGTTCATCGGCAAAGCCCTTTTCTACGGCCTCTTTGCCCGTCATATAGGTAGTGTCGGCCATCATGTGCAACAGCACAGTTTCAGACATCCCAGTCTTGCGCTTGTAGATGCTGACCTGCGACTTGTCCCACGCATCGTTGGCATCGGCAGCCTTGCGCAGTTCATCTGCGTTGTATGCGCCAAGAACAAAACTCCAGCATTTGTGAATCATCACGAGGCTGGACGGATTTACGCGGACGGTATCGCAGGCGCACATGATAAGGCTGCCGCCACTCATTGCCACACCGTCCACGATACAGACCAGCTTGGTGCCTTTGGCCGCCAGCTCCCGGAGCCGATTGTGAATCAGGATGGAAACGCCTGCATCGCCGCCCAAACTGTCCATGCGGATGTTGATTTGTGAACACCCCTCAATCTGTGCTAAGTCGTTCAGAAACTCACTCTCAACGATGTACTGGCCGGGAATCGGTTCATTGGTCCATCTGTCGATGGGCTGTTTTTCCACGATATCGCCGTACATGGTAATGTCGGCGGTCTGGCCGTCAGTGCTGGCCATTGCGTAACAAGGCCGCTGGATGTTCACCTGCGGTGCGTTATTCGGTTTGGGCATTTTGCTTACCTCCCTGTGTCGTAATGCTGGCGGTGGTTTCGATTGCGCCCTCACTGCCAGCTGCTTTCAGCAGCTCATTTTCACGAGCCAGCTGTTCGGCGTTTTCGGTCCAGTCGCCGCCGCCCATCTCAAGGGTGACCTGCTCGTGGGTCTTAAAGGCGTGGTGCGTCTGGAGAATGGCTGCATTGACTTCCTTGGCGGGGTCAAGACTGCCCTGCACAGGGCCAATCCAGCGGGCGCCGCACCATGCAGCACGGAGCAGCGGGTCATCAAAAAAGCCCGGAGCGATTACTCGCCCACGGGCTACGGCCTCTGCCAGCCAGATCTCATACGCGGGCTGGCAGAAGCTGTCCACCAGCCATGTGCGGCGCATCTTGAACGCCTCCCATGCTTCCAGCAGAGCGGCGCGGCTTGCCGAGTAGCTGGCGTTGAACTCTTTCAGCAGCAGCTCATACGGCATCTCAATGGCACCGCCCATCAGTTTGCACAGCGTTTTGACGAACGTATCAAAGCCAGCGGTCGGGACATTCGGGCTGCCAAACTTGATATCCTCGTCCTTGCCGAGGTGGAACACCTGACCGGGTCCCATCTCGTATTCATTCTCGTTGTGGCTGGCATTGTCGGTCTGCGGATTATCCACCGGAACGCCGTTCAGGTCGCCGCCGCCCACCTCGTTGAACGGAATACCGCTCTTGGCTGTATTGCTTACGATCCACGCGGTGAAATAACTCTGAACCAGCGCAGCAATCAGTTCCGATTCAGTGTATCTGCGCAGCTGGAGCAGCGGTTCGATGATGGGTGCAATGAGCGGAACGCCGCGGTACTGGTCAGGGCGTTCCGATTCCATGATGTGCAGGATCTGGGGCAGCCCGGTCTTTGCGCCAACCGCTTCCACCCGCTGCCATGTGGTCGTATCGCTCTTCCACTCGTGCGGGTAGGTGTTGCGCACCCAGTAGGCCACGATTGCGCCGCCGCTGTCCACTTCCACGCCGTCATAGATTTTATTGTCGTTGCTGGGATTCTTGCCCTCAGTGTAGCCCAGACCGTCCAGCAGACCGCCGAACTTGTCCGGGGTGGACACTCGGTCGGCCTCCACCAGATGCAACCGCAGACCATAGGGGTGCAGCTTGTCCGGGTTGCGGATTTTCACCACGGCAAACACATCGCCGCTCATGAGCCAGCTTTTCAAGGCCAGCTGCTGCAAACCGTAGAAGTTGTTCAGCCCCATGGCATCACAGCTGCGACGGTTCTCTGCCCACAATCGGAACTCTGCCTCTGTCTTGGTCTGCCAGTCCTTTGCGGCTTCCGGGGAAAGCCCCAGCACATCCCTGTCAACAGTAGCTTTCAGGGTCAGGCCAGTGCCGACCACCTTGGTACGGTTTGTGTTGATGGCACTCGTGGCAATCGGTGCGCTCATGTAGAGCATCCGACTGCGCTGCCGCAGGGTGTCGGCGTTATCGTGTATATCGCTGCTCGGCGAGTTGCTGTTGGGGAAGAATGCCCGCAGCGCGCGCCGCTTGTAGGATGCGCCCGCTTCGCTGTATCCGCTGGCTTGCGGTGCAGCAGTGACGCGGTATCTGACGCTCAAAAGTAATCGCCTCCGTAAATTTCAAACTAAGCGGGCTGGCTGGGGAAAGGAGTAAAAAGCAGCCAGCCCGCGGCAAAAGCCCAAATGGGCTGTCACCCTAAAAAATCACCAATCGCGCGGAATAACGCCGAATGCCTTGCGGGCACTCTGTCCATTCAGCAGCGCGGTCAGTTCATCGACTTTTTCCTCGGCCTCTTTGATTTCATCACTGAGTTTGCCGAGGTCGAGGCGTGTAAGTTCCCGGTCATCCAGACGGTAGCTTTTCACGCCGCCGGAGAGCAGCTTGTGGTAGGCCACATACAGGTCATCAAGCCGCTGCGTGTGGAACGCCAGCCGCTTTTTGATGGTCACGGTATCCATATCTCACACCTCACCAGTCATCTAAAAGTTTCTCCCGCTTCCTGCCGGTTGGCTGGGAGCGGGAGATGGGTTGTTGAATATTTACTGCTGCCGGGGTATCGACCGCCTTGCCACGCAGCTGTTTCAGCCTGCGGTCAATGGCATCGAGGTCTTTCGGCAGCACTTTGAAAGCCGCAAGAGCATAGTTTCTACAGTCCAGCGGCTCGTTGCGCTCATGGCCGGAGATTTTCTCCCACTGCCACGGATTGCGGTGGCCATCCTTGTAAACCAAATGCTCAGACAGCAGGCCGTTGAAATAGCCAAGGCCGTAATCATCCCGGCGCGGGAAATGACAGTACCGGGCACCCGGCTCCTGCACCTTCAGGTCGTCCATGATGATTTGTTTGCCGGAGTCAACGCCCAACTGGTACTGCCAGCACATCCCGATGTAGCGGTTCTGCACCGTGATTTTTTGCTGCTTCGGCGGGCTGGTAAACGGTCTGTCAGATCCAGGAAAGCCCTTGATGCAGAAAACCTTTTTGCCTATGCGGTCATGGCACCGCTGGCGTATTTCTTGGGTGAAATGACCGCCCTCGTCCACGAATTTGATGGACACAGGCAGTTCCACGCCGTCGGCGAATTTTAGCTTTCGGTCAAACACCAGTTCATCCAGCTGCTGCCAGACTTCATCGCTGTCAGGTCGGCCGCTGACGATGCCCTTTTCGATGCCCCATGTTTCCCCGAAGTGGCCGAACCCCACGATCTCGTACTCCATGCGGTCATCTTGGGTATCGACTCCGGCAGTCAGCACCAGAACGCCCTCTGGCAGTTCCGCAGGGTATTCCTCCCTGCGACCAAGCATGGTGTCTTCGTCCTGCACATCGCCGCGGTCTTCCCACAGCAGCCCAAGGCGGGTGTTGTAGACAACCTGCATCTTCTTGGTATCGCCCAAGGCGTTCAGGTATTTCAGCACGGTGTCTTTCCATGCAGCCCATTGGCTGACAAAACTGTTCAGCCAGAAGCTGCGGATGCCGTTCTCGTAGGCTGCTGGGTTTTCGGCCTGCCAGTGAGCCGGAGCCCGCTTCATGGTCACCTCGTCCGAAATGCAGCCGCACTCCGGGCAGAGGTACCACACATCCTTGACCTTGTAGGTTTTCTCGCCGTGGGTCTCGATGGTGTCATAATCGTATCGAATATCTTCCCAGCGCAGTTCGTGGAATCCCTTGCAGTGCGGGCACTGGGATACCCAGCGTTCCATTGTGCCTTTGACGTAGGACTTGGCGATGGCGCTGTGCCCCTTGATGGTGGGGGTGCTGACCTCCACCGCCTTGGCGTTGTAGAACGTGGTCTGTCTGGCCATTGCCAGTTCCCAAGGGTCGCCCTCGGTGCCGGCACTCGTAGCCCAGCGGTCACGTTCATCGCCCAGCACATAGCGGATTGGTTTCGATGCCAGAGCGTGCGCCTCGGTGGAGCCGCACATGGTCAGGATTCCGCCGGGGTAACTCTTTTGCAGAATGGTGTTGCCGCTGTCCCGGCTCTTGGCTTCCGCAACCTTGGCCCGCAGCGTAGGGCAATCTCGTATCATGGGAGCGATACGCAGCTTGCTGTACTCCTTGGCATCCGTCATCTGCGGATGGATGAACAGGATGGAGCCGGGGTCAACGTCAATCGTTCTGCCGATGACATTGTTCTCAAACTCGCTCTTGCCGACCTGCGAGGACGCAACGACAACGATGTGATGGACGCGAGGGTCAGAGTATGCGTCCATGATTTCCACCAGATAGGGCGTTCTGCTGTTGCGCCAGCGGCCTTGTTCTGCAGATGCTTCCGGGGACAGGACGCGGTTTTGTGCTGCCCACTCGCTGACCGTCACGTTGGGCGGCGGGCGAATAGCTGCTACCAGCTTCGACACCAGAGCATTCAGGCGGTCTACTGCGGCATTGTCACTCATCCTCGTCACCGCCCAGTTTTTCAGTCCACGACCGACGTTCCCGGACGCGAGCCTCATACTTGGCCGGGTCATAGCGGAACTGGGCGATTTCCTCCGCAATCTGATTGACCTCGCCGCGCATATACTCTGCGACCTCAGCAGGGTCAGATAGAGCAGCAGCATTGATGGCCACCCGGCTGGGCAATGCCATCAGCGCACCCCGGATGGTGTAGATAAGTTCGGCGGTCATGGCAGCAACGTCCTCGCTGCGGTGCATCTGCCCGGACAGTTCCTTGGCTTCTGCCTGTGCGATTTTGGCCTTGCTGGTCTTGAGTGTGGCCTCAGCCTTGGCCTTGACCCTCTCAATTTTCTTGGCCTCCTCCGCTTCTTCCTTGGTCAGCCCACCGCGGGAGATGCTGCCGATGTACGCTTGCACGGCATCAGACAGCACGAATTTGCCCCGGCTGACGGTGGTAAGCACACCATCCTGTGTTAGCTGCTGCACCCTGCGGCCTGTGATTCCCAGTATCAAAGCCAGTTCGGTGGTGGTCACGTTTCTGTCAGCAAGTTTTTCTTTTGTAGGCATCCCGAAACCACCTCCTTTTCTGGTAAAACTATCTGGAAAATCCCTTGAAATTCGTTATACAAAGCGTAACGAAATGGCTGATTTTTCCCTTACTAACTAGCACGATTTCGGGGTCGACGAGCCCGCTCATGGTAGGGTACCCCCGTCACAGTACCTTTTCAGCACCGAACGGCTGCTCCTGCCCGCTGTCGGGCGGGTGGAGCGCAGCTTCAACCATTGCAGGGTCATACACGAAGGTGAACTCCATGTCCTGCACAGGTACAGGCTTATCAACGTAGATGTCTACGACAGTCATTGTGATACGCTCCTCTCTCAGATGCTGCGGATGACCTTGGCCTTAGAGTATGTCGGATGGTCTTTGGTCATCATGTTCAGGAACTCGTCTTTGGTGAAGCCGGACAGACGGAAGATTTCTTCGGGCTTCATGCCCAGCTGCTTGCCGATCTCGTCCACGGTCTTGCCCTCATCCATAAGCTTCTTTACGATGGCTTTCATAGGGTCGAGCAGATGTGTGCCGCGGGCGCGGTTGTGGGTGATGGTGCCGTATACGTCGGCACTCTCGTCACCGTGATGGTCTACGACTACGACAGGCACCTTGCCGCCCAGCAGGGACAGCAGCGGTTCACGGCCTGATACTGTCCAGCGGTGGAAGCCGTCAATGATGGTCCCGTCCGGGCGTACAACGATGGGCAGCGTCCAGCCGTTGGTCAGGATGGACTGCACCAGCAGCTTCAGGTTCTCCTCGCTGACCTTGTTGGGGTTGTAGTCGTTGGCGTGGATGGTGTTGCGGTCTACCCACTGGAGGGATGCCAGCGGTGCGAATACGTCAATGCTTTCCATGGTTCTGCTCCTCCTTGATGCGGGCGTTGTGGTCGTTGTAGATGGTGGTCCAGAGAATGCGCAGGATACGCATCTTGGGATCTCCGTACAGCAGCCCCTCATACATGGTCTTGTAGTGCTTCTCCTCGGCGATACCATACGTCTTGATGAACAGTCCGCGCCAATGGTCGAGGTGCGACTTAGTGTCCTTGGCGATGGTGTACTTCTCCGGGTGGAGGAACAGCAGGTCTTTGCAGAGGGCTTTGTAGTCCTTCTTCTCGGATTCTTCTTCCAGTTCGCCACGCTTGCGGGTGGTGCGCCGGAACATTTCAGAATCCCAGTAGAGCAGAACGAGGTAGGCATTGGGTTCTCGCCGCTGGATGCGTTCCCACAGGTCATTGTCCGTTTCAGCTATCCAGCGCAGGCCCTGTGTGCCGCAGTCACCGAAGAATGCGCACAGCCGGAGGGCGTTCTTTCGGACACCCGCCTCATAGAGCCTCATATAGATTTCGGGGAATTCAAGGTTACGCTCTTTGATGTAGAGCCAGACATCCGAATCGCTCCAGTCGTAGATGGGATAGAACTTGCCACCGCGAGTAATGCGCTCCATCTTGGTGTTGGCGATGCACTTTAAGCGGGTCAGGCTCTCTGCGGTGCGCAGACCGACAAGCTGGATGCCGTCGGAGAACGCCTTGGAGCAGAACGTCTGATAGTTCATTTCTCCGGCATAGTGGAGATACGGGCTGTACATGATGGCAAAATCGGGCGGTTTCCGCATCCACACATCCTCTTTGCCCGGTTCCCACGTTATCCACGATTCGGAACTGGAAAGATGGTCGATTACGGACACCTGTTTGAACGGCAAGCAAAACCATAAGAATTTTGCGCCGACGGACAGGAAGTTGCGCCGCCAGCGGTGTGCAGCTTCTACCATGGAGGGATAAAGCCCTTCCTCGTCAATGAACGTCACCGTCAGCTGCTTGGGGTCGAGTTCGCCGGAGAGAATCATCTCATACACGAGGTTGGCCATGCACAGGCTGTCCTTGCCGGAGGAAAACGACAGATAGATTTTGCAGCCGTTGGCGAACACGTTGCGGATGCGGATCTTCGCCGCCTGCAGCACGTTCATGCTGCTCTCCACTACTTTCACAGGCATATCAGTTCACCACACTTCGGGCAACGGATGCATCTGTGCTGCTCCGCGTCGCTGTCCGCCTCTGGAGCGGCGGTTTGCGGTTCGGAAGGTGTAGACACCTCCAGCACCGGGGATGGCTGCTGCGGGACAGCGGAGACGGCAGGAGCAGGCTGCGGGGCGGGAGCCACCGGGTAGGTCGGGGTTTCGGCATACGGAACGTGTTCCTCTGCCTGATGGCGGTTGATGGGCGCAATCTCGTTTTCCGGGAAATCGCCGTAGGAGCCAATCGCTTCATCGGCTTCGTCCGTGGTGCTGTTCAGCATTTCCAGCAGGTCAGCATCCCAGCCCGGAACGTCCACATCGCCATCCAGTTCTTTGACCAGTTCTTCGATGGCATCCACATCGGTAAAGCCGAGTTCATAGACCTTGTTGTCGGCCATCATCAGCTTTTTCTTCTGCACATCGGTCAGCCCGGCCATCACATAACAGTCGCAGGTATCCCGACCCATGCGGAGCAGGGCTTCGTACAGACCGTTGCCGGCAATGATTTCGCCATCCTCGGCAACGACCAGCGGCTTCACCTGTCCGAACATCTCAATGCTGCGGATGTACTCGGTGATCTGCTTATCGGAGTGCCGGCGGATGTTGTGGGCGGGCTTATGTAGCTCTGCCAGTTTCTTTACCGTGATGTTCATCGTGCATCCTCCTTTCGGTCAGAAACGAGGTGCAGCACGACCGAGGCCAGCAGCACAGCAATGATGATATAGAGCCGGATCTCGCTCATCAGCGTCCAGATGCCCATGACACCCAGCGGAATCACGATCTGCCACGAGCACACAGTGATAACGTCCAGAATGAAGCCCATGGTGTCACCGAACACCAGATACTCCGAATAGAGGTAGGTGGACAGAGAGGACAGGGCGATGATGGTGATAAGGATAGCCTTCATGGTGTTCAGCAGCGGGCTGAAATTGACCCATGTGAGCAGCGCGGCCAGCACCATGTAGATGCCGAACATCACGCCAGCAAGGACAAAGGACATCTTCATGTTTCCGCGCCGGGTGCCATCGCTGTTCTTGTCGTTGTAGGAGAACAGGGAGTAGTAATACGGATAGGTGAACGGACCGGGCAGCAGCAGAAAGCCCTTGTAGAGCCCTGTCTGGATGCCGGCAGCGTTCAGGCCGGGGTCGATGTTGACGAAATTGCCGCGAGTGTAGACCAGAGCAGCAACGACAACAACGGCCAGCAGGCCATAAACCACCACCCACGAAAACCCATCCGACAGCACGTTGCGAATCATGCCGTCTTTGAGCAGCAACAGCAGAAAGACGATGCAGGTGCCGTACACAATAAGTGTGCCTCCGGTGGTTCCGATGGGTGTGTCGCCGAAGATCTCATAGATGCCGGACATCTGCGTCCACGTCTGGAACACGGTCAGGAAGCCGATGAAGTAAAACATCACCTTGCTCTGCATCAGCCGCCGGACTGTCGGGATATATTCCGCGAACAAACCGAACAGGATGCAGGCCAGCGAATTGAACACCGCCCAGATGATAGCCGCCGCTGCGCCGTTGTTGATGGCCAGCGTGCGGAAGTTCATCAGACTGCCCACTCCTGCCCACGATGCAACAATGGAGCAGGCGTAGAAAATAGTGGGGTTTGCCTTGAATTTTGCCTTGATTTTCTGATACATGGAAAAATCTCCTTCTTTGCGGCCGGGCACGGCGAAATGTCCAGCTTGCAGCACCTCGGCTTTTCGGGGGTGCTGCGGTAATGCCACACGCAAAGGAGAGCAGCGTGCGGCTCGGAATCCTCCTTTCAGGTATAAAAATAGCGGCACCCGCCATTTCTGGCAGGCACCGCTTGGCTTGATTCGGATTTTGCATCCTAATCATATCACCGGGAGCATCCGTTGTCATCTGAATCCATATCAAAGCGTTGCTGGTCGTTGCTGCTCGTTGATTTTCGTTCTTCTTCGTTGCTGTTCGTTCTTGTTTATTGCACGGCATTACACGCCGTGTGAAACCGTCCTACACCGTCCATCACCGTGTGAAACAATCTGCATTGATTTTTGATATTTTCAGTTTGAATTTAACTTTTGGCAGCCAAAATGTAAAACTCATTTCTATATTTGGCCGTATTTTATGAGAATTTTAGGTTGAGTTTGAGTTTTCGGGCAAAAATAAAAAGCCCCGCAAATGCAGGGCTTATCGGTCAATGTGATTCGAGGTAGTTGTAGGCCATCCGGCTGACCCCGGCTTCCGTGTAGCACTTTCCGAGTGCTCCAGCGACTTCTGCCCACGAGTAGCAGCGGACAAACCGCAGCCGGAAGATCAGATAAAGCCGGGCATCCATGATGCTCTTGCAGTACGCCTCGACCTTGGGCTTTTCTTCCGCTGCCTGTTCCTCCAACCAGCGGACACGTTCATCCATGTCAGCCAGTTCCACAGCCAGATCTGCCACCTTGTCCCGAACACCGGGCGTATGCGGCATACCCGTCAGCTGTGGGGAGGCAGGATTGATTTTCTGCCGAAGATTCTCCAAGGCCTCACGGTCTTTTTCGAGGGTCATCTGAATGTCATAATACTTGGACAATTCCTGTAATGTCACAGCCTACCTCCGTCATAATTCAGCTGCCGTTTTGCAACGGTGCTTCTGTTATTTTATCACATTTTGCCGTTGGAAGATAGACAGGAATCCCAGAAATTATGTGGTCCGCTCCAATTTTGCACAATCCCGGCACCTTGTAGGTCTGGCCGTGCGAATCGATGCGCCAGATGGGCGGGTCGAGAGGAATGTAATGCGCACAAGACATACAGTTCATTCGTCCACCCTCTCGATTTTCGGGTACGGTTCCCGGCCCAGAGGGACAGGCCCATGAGAGCGATATGTGGTGCCGGGTGCCTCTTTTTTATCCTCTGGTGCATCAAGCCACTGCTGGTGCTCGATGGCGTGGACGAGGTCAATGCACGTTCCCCATGAATCATGCTGCCGTCCACGGTAGCCACGCGGCGGGAAAGCCATTTTGTAGGCGGCATCAAACAAATTCCTGATGTTGCTACACCGCTTTTGAAGAGCGGTATCGTAAGTATACTTTCCAGTGAGAGCTTTGACGCGGGGTATGCCGTCATACGCCAGATCTTCAGCCAAATCATCGAACTGCCCCATGCGTAGCCTCATATACTCGTCTACGGCCAGTCCGATAACGCGCAGCTGCTCTTCCGAAACCTCAATGCGATACTTCATCTTTTGCCTCCTTAATCGCATATATCTTGGCTCCAAACCGCTTTTCCTCGCATTTCTTGACACTTCCATCCCATTCAAGTTCGGGTGCGTGAATAGGTGCGGCTCTGAATACCAAATCCAAGATGGGGACATCGTAACTAAGCGGTTCTTTCGCGCCAAGTATAGGAAGTAAAACAACGAAGTAGCCTCGTTCAATGGCGCATCTGCACACCAAGGCAATAAATGCGTTGGTATCCGCTTCACAATATCGCAGCTTTCCTCCAACCCGCTGAATAAATTCGTTCATGGTCATGAAACGCTTGTTCTTTTCGGACGAATCAAATCGCTCGATAAGTTCACTTGTGATTTTCTCGGCCATGTCCATGTACTCGCGTTCCTCCATCCATGGCAGCTTAAGAAGAATATTGACATTTTCATTTACCATATTTTTCACCTCTGCGAATGCACCTAAAATACGCTGTCTGCTGAATAAACTCCGCATCCTCTGCGATTGACCGCACAGATGAATTATCGGATTTAATCTCAAAGGAATTTAGAATAAACTGTTTCAAGGCGCACAAACTATAATCCCCAATCGACTTGCCAAAAAATGCGGTGAGAATATCAATAATGGTTTCCTCGTGCCGCGCAAAACTGCACGCGTAGACCTTATGCTCAGGAGCAAAATAAACCCAATATGTAAAGCGCGCTTTGTCATGGTTCACTTTTATATCAAGGCAAGCCTCATCCGTTTTTAGAAAATGAACTGCCCGGTCTGTTATCAGATTCAGTTCGCTTTCCCCAACAGTGCAGCCGTTCGGAAACAGGTCTTCCATAAACCGTTGAAAATGTTGATTTCCTGCATCCCCGTCAAACACATCGTGCCAAGTAGAGCCGTAATCTTCCAGCAGTTCCTCTTTCCGCTCAAAAAGAATGGTACAGGCCAGTTTGACAAAGTTTGCAGGGGATTCAACCTTGAAATGTAGCCGTTCAGCTGTCATGCTGCGCCTCCAGTTCTGGCTTTCGCGCCACCTCAATCACAACCATCGGGGTGTTTGATGTGATGGTGAATTGATAGACTCCCGGTTTCACTTCATTCGCAGACACATTTATCATGTCAGGGCTCATGCCATTCGCATTGCAGATGCTTTCTTTCAACCATTCCTCGCAGTTTTTTACCATCTCATTTGTCTTCGGAGCTATGGTAAAATATTGACTTAAAAATTGAAGATGAATTTTATTCAGAATCTGCTGTGCCGAATCGCCAACTTTATCCATAGTACCGTTCCTCCACATAGCACCAGCTTTGGGGCGGACGGCGAAGTCTAAGGCCGTCCAGTCCATAGCAAAATGCGCAGTGTACATCTTTCTTCTTGCCAATTGCACATTTCTTGCACCACAGTTCGTTTTCCTCGACAGCACGGTGAAAGCACATGATGTCTTTCGGCTGATTATAAATTTTCAAGTCGGAAATATGCCAGCCATATAAATTATGGAGTTCAGTCTGTGGCACCGCGGGGTTGTCCCACCCGGCATACTTTTTCACCTCATCGTAGGTAAGGCAGCACCCCGATACTTCATTTCGGATGCTAAATGGGCCCGGTGATGTAATAGTCGAAATGCGGTCACATATAAACTCGCCAATGACCATTCGAGTTTTGTCACGAACGCTATCCGGTAGGTACTTATCACACTTTATGAATTCAGGCTTTCCGTGGTGGATTTCGCCGCCCATCGTTTCTTCTCCATCCCTGAAAATGGTGATAAGATGCTGTGGGGCTTTCGTGCAGTAGATGTACACCTTGAACGGCGTTTCCAATTTCGGGCGGGTCTTACGCACCTCAACAGTTTTTTTGCCTCGCACAATGAGGTTGCACCATTCCGGCCTGATACTGATAAGAACCGCCTTGCTCATTTTACCACCTCCGGCGGCTCCAGAAGCGGAGCCCAGAACTTCACGGGACCATAGGGCGTATCTGCCGCTGGGCGGCCATCCTCGATGTACCACTTGCCGTTTTCAATCCAGCCCTTCATGGTGTTCCGGCTCTCGCAGCAGACCCACACCATTTCGCTCATAATGCAGCAGTGCTTTTCTCCTGCGTTCTCCCAGCTTTCATCGTGGACAGGCGGCGGGTTTTTGGCATCGTGCCACGATACACGACGGATAAAATCAACGACCATCTGGCTGGCTTCCCGGAGGGTCTTCGCTGCGGCCTCCTTGCCCTTGAAGCCATTGTAATACTCGACCTCGGCCAGAGCGTCCATGTCGGTTTCCGGGTCGATAAAGCGCAGTGCTTCTTCCAGTGTCATTTTGAACACCCCCTTTTCAGACAGATCCAAGGATAACCGTTTCTGCGCGGGCTATGCGTGTAGACCATCGTTGCGCTGCGGCAGAAGTTGTACTCTGAACATCCCGCGCAAAAATCCTTGCGGTTCTCGTAAAGCGTTTTGACTTCATAGTCTGGCGGGGCATCAGGGCTGACTCTCTTGGAGTACATAAGCATACTGTCCCAGTAGAACCTGACCTCGTCGGCTTCTTCCTGCCGGCTGATCTGCCCGGAAACATCGATTGCGACGAGCGCGATGGACAGCAGCACCGCGATACCGATGCCGGCAGGAATTACAATTGCCCAGTTCATTCTGTGTACCTCCGTGTGTCCTTGTTCCAGTGCAGCGTGATAGGGTTGCCGCACTTGCAGGGAATGGTGATCTCCGGCTCCATGATGTTGGTCTTGCCTTTGGCCACCAGCCCGCAGCAGCCGCAGGCGAACTCATAGGGGGCAAGCCCCCTCTCAAGCGAGATCGTAGCCCCGCAGCGGCAGCCTATGGACATCTGCGGAACGTGGAGATATGTACCGAACTCCTTGCCGCAGCAGGGGCAGGTCAGGCGCAGAAGCCCACGTGCGCCGGGCTCCGGCGGGCGATTACTCTTTCTCATGGTCGGCTCCTTTCTCGGTCTGAAACCGAATCACTTCCCGGAACAGCAGCTCATTGTTGTGCTCCGATTCAGTCATAAAGTTGATGTACTCCCGGAACAACTGGCGGTCATGCTGCTGCCGGCTGGTTTCGCCCAGCAGGGCACCGATAGCCACGCCCACGGCCAGCACCGCAATGTTGATGAAGATCTGATCAAGCATTGTCATCACCCAGCACTTTCTCGATGAGGTCAAAGACCATTTCCCGGTCTTCGGTGGTCAGGAAGTCAGCCGCCATGATTTCAAACTTGAGGCGGTCAGCGTATTCTTTCAAATTGCCCATGGTTTACTCCTCTCCCAGATGAGCAAGGATCTCGTTGCCCTTGTCCATCAGTTCATCCCGCCGTTTTTTCTGCTCAGCCTCCAGCTTTTTCATTTCCGCCTGATACTTTTTCAGAGTTCCCGGCCGGAAATTCTTGCTCTGGCCCATGCGGATTTTTGCGGCAATTTTCTTGTGCTGCTGAACGGTCTGGCGCAGTTCGGTGTCCGTGGTCAGAATCTGGTAGCGATGGTGGCAGCCGGGGCATGTGAAATACTGCACCATGTAATCGCCGCTCCATGTACTGCGGATGCCGGCTGTCTGGATGCTGAACGGTGTGCCGCAGCGGTCACACTTTACAAGGTCGGTCATTCGCCATACTCCTTTCTGCACAG